CGTTGATACGGACACGATCGAGCCAATAGTGCACCATTCCTACTGTTTCTTTTAATCTTGGTTTTAAGTCCTTCCCGCCGCAGGTGGGAAAGTCCTCTTCGCAGGCCGCTTCGCGGCGCTGTCCAATTGACAGTTATTTAATGTTGGTTTTATGTAGATGGAGACGACGTTGTACGTCGATTCCAGACAGAGAGACGCAACGCTGTATCCGTCAGGAAATTCGTACACGTTGTTTCTTCAATCGCCCGTTCACAACATTAGTCAGATTGACCTGATTTCAGCCAAAATCCCAAACACAATGTACAACCTGACGACGAGCTCCAACGTACTCGTAGTCGGGACATCCAACGTGGCTCTGAATCCGGGTTTTTACTCGACGTGTTCGCTCGTCGATACGTTCAATAACACGTCACAGGTGTCAAACGTCGCACTCAACTACCTCGAGGCTGAAGGGAAGTTTCTCTTCACGGGTAATCTGGCGTCAGTGACGACTCTGACACAGGAAATTGCAGACATTCTCGGTCTACCACTCGGGACGACGGCGTCGAATCCAATAGCCACAAACGCCGTGTACAAAGGGTTGTACCCGACTGCAAATGCCTACGTGGTATCGAGTAACATAGTGAGTCTCGAGATGAATGATTACGTCTGGTTGGACATTGAAGAGTTCCGAACGCCGTTCACGACAGATGCGCGCAAATTGATTCTGAATCCCCAAGGCGTGTACACGACGACGAGCAATACATCGGCACGTTCGTTCGCAATCATACCGATGGATGTTCCATCCGGTGGGATCAAATCGTTCAAAGAGGCTGCAGATTACCCTGTATACGTTGCATTCCCATCACGGCTCGATTCACTCGACCGACTCACAATCAAATGGCTTGATAGAAACGGAAAACCCCTGGATTTCCATGGACTCGATGTGAATTCATTCACGCTACGACTTCATACGATACATGTACCGGATGAAGTCGAACGTCCTGTCAGTTTACCACCGCCCGTCCCTTTTGAAAAGGATAATCAGAAGATTGTTTGGGGGGCGACGCTCGCACTCGTTATTGGTCTCATGTTGATTATTCTGGCTGGGAAGAAACGAAACTAGACATCCTTCCACTTGATAAGACGTTTCGCAATCTGTTCTTTCGTCATGTCCTTTGTGACTCTGATACGAAACACTCTGGCACGTTTAATAAGGCTCTCTTTGGTCTGACGCATTTCAAACTTGAAAGCGATGTTTCTACGCCTGACGTAGTCGCGCTTTGCAAAAGCGTCCATTTAATGTACAGTGATATTTTAGTACCCATCCTCCGTCATGACAGACATACCCTTGATGCGACGCTGCTCAGTCTGGGTCGTCGCGCCTGGGGCGCGCCAAACACCCGTGCGGTTGTACGCGAGGATGGCGAGGACGAACAGCAAAATAAGAATGATCGTCGAGCGTTTCATTTGATACTAGGGTGTGAGAAAAAAACACTCAGAATTTAGTACGGACCCATGCCGCGTTCTTGAGCACGGTTCTCTGTGCCGTCGGCGAGGTACGCTTGAGGTAACGCGCCAGAATCTGGAGGCGACGGAACACTGCCAGCGGTGAATTGCTCTTCATGGCAAAGGTCAGTGACTTGTAACGGTTTGGCACGTTGGCAGACACGGTGTACCCGTACAGCTTACCGGGAGACAGGGGTGGGAGCGTGTATGGTCCCTTGCCTGGAAGACCACGGTTTCTGATGACTGTGGATTTGACGCGGACGGTGCCACCTGAAATGTGACGCGTATAAGCGCGGTGATTCGGGCTGGCTGAGACGCGAACGGTCTTTGGCTTCCGGTGGAACGTATATGCACGGCGACGAATGGTGAGCATTGTTACTGTACACTGACATAAAAATTCCTTTCCACCTTGTCTTAAAAAAACGACCGCACAGTCTTCTAATGAAGTATGTCGTCGGTGATTTCGAGTCAACGGCTCAAAAGATTATACACTCGATAAGCTTCGCCCCTGTGAACGTCACTGAGAAAAAGACGTGGGTGTCACACGGACGTCATCAAACCCCAGAGTACCGCAAGAATCGTTCCGTGACGCACGGTGAACTGCGAACAATCTTCATCAAAGAGGCGCTCGATGACCCTCTCGTCGCCGAGAATGATCGTGTTCAGGCAAAGCTCGGTCGGACCATCATCCACGGACAAACCGCTGAAGTGCTTCCGTTTCGCGACGCCATCTGTGAGTTTATGCACACGGTGTGGGAGCAAGGGGATGGCAACTGGCTCGCACACTCGATGGATAATGAGCTTGAAATTCTACAGGTGACGGATGCGCACTTCAAGACGGGTCTGTTTCCGAAGCCGCTTCGGGCGTTCCCGGATCATTCGACGATTCCCGGGTGGTCGAAGCTCGCCAAGGTGTGTTCGCAGCACGTGCTCACGACGCGCTGTCCAGAGTTTTTTGCAAAGTACGAGGCGTGGATGACGATGAATGGGTGGACGCAGGCAAAGTTTTCGGCTCGTCTTGAGGACTTTGTTCGGTTTGTTCGTGACGACCGGGAGTACTCTCAGCAGCACATTGCTCCGTGCGACGTGATTGATCTGTGCGAGGTTCTTGCTGCGGCGAATCCTCCCCTGGATGGCAAATCGTATATGATTTCGACACCTGTGTATGTGTGGAATGGTACCCAAACGAAAACATCTTCAGCTTCGTCTCTGTAGAAACCCCAAAATCAAACATCTCAATCCTAGACATGTCGATATCGATAAATGGATAATTGTACTTGGAACGCAAACGCATCATCGTGAACAAAATACTCACCAGGTACGATTTCAGATTACGCGTGTCATACTCAGGGGTTTCAGACCACACAGTCCGCATCCCTTTGACATCAGTGGAACCGACAAAAATTCCACATGGCGTCTCTTCCATTGTACCACCGTCAATGTACTTTCTTCCTTGATGTTCGACGGTCGCAAACAGAAACGGTACGGCGATGGTCATGCACAGCGCATCCACCACAGACATGTTCGGTGTCGAATCGACTGAAAAGTATTCGGTACGTGCCAAGTTGACGCAGTATGCACTGATGTGCACCTTGGGCATCGTCGGACGAAGCTCTTGCAGTTCACGGAACGTCAGGTCCTCTTTACTGAAAAACACGCGAATGATATCGACGATCACGGAGCGAATCTTCTTTTGACTGACGAGTCCGAAATGTTTTAGAAATTGGCGGATGTTGGGTTTCATGATATCCTTTATCGGGATGTCCAATGAATAATCCAGTATAGTTTTGATGTTGCCTTCTGCAACAACGTAAAAAAAGGCGAGGAGCCCACCGGCACTCGCCCCGGAAATTGCTTCGAGATTGTCTAGTTCGTGACAATCTCGAAGGGCGCCAAGCGCGCCAAGAAATGCAAAATAGGCCATCGCACCGGGGCCAATCGCAAGATGTTTCATTAGTGTGTCAGTGAGTGTTCACTTTAGGCTCAGCATATAAAGTGTCGAACGTACCAGTGCTGTAATCTCATCCTGAATGTTCTTCAGGTACGAGTCTCGTGGAAGGCGCATGCGGCGAAGCTGTGTCAGAAGCGAACGGAAATACAGTTTCGGGTTGCGGGCAATCGTGCGGCGGCCGACGATGATGCGGCGGAAGCGACCATACTTACCCATGTATGCCTCGGCGTAACTGTCGAACAAAGGGACTATACCTTCATAGTACGCCTGGAGAGCCTTGTGCTGCGCAAACGAATTGGTCGTCAAGTGAAAGGCGTGCGCCTGAGTACGGGAGTTCATGAGAAGACCGACGTACTTCTGACCGTTCATTTCTTAATAGTAGGCGGCGAAATTCTTACGCAGGAAGGAGAACACCAGGGCGAAAACCAGGGTGTGCACGCCCACAGCCAGCAGGGAAGACTGGCCGGACATAAAGACACCCTTGCTGGCTGGTGGGATGGTCAGAAGGACGCCTGGGGTCAGGAGCACAAACAGGATGGCGGGCACGATCATGTCAGTGGGACGCAGGGACACCTTGAGCACAAACTTGGCAATCAGGTAGTACACCAGGGACAGAACCAGGGCGTGCACCAGCACTGGGCTGGGGCCCACGCGCAGGAGCAGGCCCGGGCTGAGCAGGGCGAACAGGATGGCTGGAGTCAGAATCTTGGGACCGGTGATATCCATGATAGCAGATACTATCTACCGAGAAAATTGTCGGACAAACTCGGCAAAGTTATGGAAGGACGCCTTGTTCATCAGCGTGCTGTTGAGGTGGTTGTCCTCGAGATACTGACGAAGGGACATCCACATGTTGAGGACATCCTCTGAGTGCCAGTCGTGCCAATCCTGAGGACCGAGCACGAGCTCGTGGTCCTCCTGCTCGTCGTAGGTGTCATCGACGTCGTCGGCACCGTTGAGAGCGTCGTCACGGTACTCGTTGTTGATACCCATCGTTTCTACTTGTTTTTCTTACGTCTCGCTTTTTTAGACGTCTACTGCCGCTGCGCGGCGGTGTCACTTGTGACACCTGATCAAGCGGCTTTCTTGACGGTGATGGTGTTGCGCTCTTTGACTGGTGCGTGGTCGACTATAATCTGATATACCTGCTCCACTTTAGTATCGTCGCCGCCGAAATAGGCACGCAGACCCGCCAGAATGACATTCTTCGTGATGCTTCCACGGGACTCTTTGGTATGCAGAGAAACCTTCTCCTGATTCACCTTGACCGTGTCAACGTCCTGCGTCTCCTTAATCTCCTTCATGTGGCCCTGGACCTGTGCCCGGAGCTCCTTTTCGCGCTTATTCAGTACAGCCATGTCTTTCCTCGCAGCAGCAAGCTGGTGCTTCAGGGAGAGCCATTCAGTCATGACGAGTTTAAACTCATCCATTTGTTAGTTAAAGCTGTTTATTTTTTAAGTACCATTCTCAAGTCAAGTTGTTCCGTGACTCCAAGTCGACTTGATCCCAACTCATAATGAGTTGATCTCTACTTCTCGTAGCTGTTCTCAATCTCAAACTTGGGGCGCATCGTGTCCGGAGGAATGGTGGACAGGTTAAAGATGCTCACTGCGTCGCGGGGGTTGGGTGGCTCGGAGCGGAAGTCGCGGTTGGCGTTACGCAGGTTGCCGCCGATCGTCTCGGGGAAACCAATCTGGGCACGTGGGTCCAGGAAGTTCTGGCCAGACAGGATGGCGTCTGGAGAAAACTGGCCGAAATCCTCGGTCGTCACCACCTCCTTGGGAATCAGACCCACGTTGGTGTTGTCGTACACGGGCATGTCGACCGTGCGCATCACGGCACCGCTGCCAACCTCGAACGGCGCTGGCTCATCAATCGAGTTAAAGGTGCCACCTGGAGCAGAGATGTGGCCACCGCCCTGCATGATGCGGGGACCATCGCTTGCTGGATTGCTATCGAGGGGGGAGGCACCGACTGGGTCGCCGCCTGTCGGGATGTATCCGCTACGCTGAGGATAAAATACCATCATGGCAATCAGGAACAGAAGAATCAAAATCGCCAGACCTTTGCCGTCCATGTTATAATAGTATACGACTTTTTTTTTCAGTCCAGGTAATCGGTCGGGTCGTCCTCCTCCTCGCCCTCTGGCTCTGGCTCGTCCGTGAATTGAAACTCGACTGGGTATCTCGTCGTCTTTGGCTTTGGTGCCGGGCGCTGACGAACCTGGACGACGCGCCAAATGGGACCGAAGGAGCGCTTGAGAAACCAAAGCCCAGCCAGCTCAAAGAGGAAATCACACGCCCCTGAAATCTCTTCAATGGGATTCTTCTGAGCATCAAAGAACGTCGTCACCACACTCCCCTTGATGGAAGCCAGGGCAGCTGAAAGCTCACCATCGGCAGACAGACTCGCCTGGTAAGCCGAACGAATCGTCTCGGCCGAGACATCCTTGCCGAACCACGCGAGCTTGCTCACCTCCGCCTGACTCAGAAGCTCGTTATCAATAGACTCGAACAAAGTTTTTGAGGGGATGCGAAGACTCACCTGACGCGTCTCTTTCGTCATAGTTCCATCAACCTGGACGTTGTTCACCTGGTGGAACACACGAGCATCACCCTTTGCTGAAACCTTCAGAAAGTAACGGCCGTCTGGAATCTTTACGGGAGTTCCGTACTCCATTGTACTGCTCAGAAAACAAACCTAAGCTCTAAGTAGATGGATCCAGCGGCGACGTGTCCGGCTGGATACTTTCCCATTCCAGGGGATTCGTCCAACTGTGCCACGTCGACGAGTTCAACAATCGTCTCTAAAACGTGCCCGACTGGATACACGCTTCAGACGAATGGGCTCTGTGGAACAGGAAACACGTACGTGACGACAGGTCCGACATACTGTGGACCACAGTACACGGGGAAGAATTGTAAACAAATGGCACAGGTGACTCCAGGTATCACAGTCGGCACGGGAACTGAATCGGGACCGAATATGATTTGTGCTTTCCAGGAGGGTGATGCGCAGTTTCCGTGTGACCCAGGGTGTTGTACGGTTCCTACGGGCGGTGACGAAACGGCGGGCACCGGTACTGTAACGACGACGGGTGTGAGTAATTGGTTTCCAATCTGGGCAATTATCCTTTTGATCGTTCTGGGGACTATCATGATGGCTGTGTTAATCGCATTCTCTGTCAAAAAAATGTCCAAGAATAAGTAGAGATGAGTACCAGTAACGTACTCGCTGTTA